TCTGAAATTTTGGGGAATTTGCTGGATGGATATAATCAGTATATTGCCCCGACACTTCAAAAACTTGCGGATAAGTTTGCGGAGGTATACGAAGGAACAATACTGCCTCTTTTCAATAAGATTATTGGGCTGATAGGTAAGATTGCCGATTTGATTAAGGAAATATGGGATGGAAGCTTAAAGCCTCTGCTTAGTCAGATATCGTCTAATATACTGCCTGTGATTGCTCCGATTCTGGAAACAATAGGAACAGCGTTGCTTAATCTGATTGATACGGCAGCATCCGTTTTGGATGGGATAATAACGGCATTTTCCGGAATTATTGATTTTTTGACAGGTGTATTTTCCGGGGATTGGGAAAAGGCATGGGAAGGTATTAAGGAGATATTAGAAGGTGTCATTGATGCAATAATGAGCCTTGTGGAAGGATTGATAACATTTTTAGGGGATTTTATCAGCGATGGGCTGGAAGTTATTGGCGCAGTAATAGAAAGGACGTTAAACGTTCTTATAGGACGGATTGAATTTGCATGGGCGAAAACGGTCGATATTGTTAAGGGGCTATGGAATACTTTAAAGGGAGATGCGGAAACCATATTTGAAGGAATCGGACAGGCAATAGAAACAGTGTGGGATTCCGTGAAAAATAAGACAGCTGAAATATGGGATAGCATTGTGACAGTAATTAAGAATACCATAGAAAAGATCGTTTCTGGTGTGGAAAACATGGTGAATTCGGTTATATCCGGAATAAACAAAATTATAGAGGCGGTCAATAATGTAATGGATAAGGTGGGAATTTCAATTCCCGTTATTCCTGAGATGAATCTGCTGGGGAAATATGGCTACCCTGCATCCGCTTACGCATCCATCCCATACAAAATGCCTATGCTTGCCACCGGAACGGTAGTGCCTCCCAGAGCAGGCATGTTTGCAGCTATCCTCGGTGACAATAACCGCGAGACAGAAGTGGTTTCCCCGCTGTCCACCATGAAGCAGGCTCTCAAAGAAGCTTTGTCAGAAAGCAACATTTCGGGCGGAAATCAGGTTATAAAAGCTGATCTGGTGCTTGACAGTACAAAATTCGGGCAGTTAGTAGTTAAGTTCGGAAATAGCGAAAAGAACCGTGTAGGCGTTCGCATGGTAACAGAGGGAGTATAATCATATGAGAATCAGAAAAATGAAATTTTGTGATTACGGGATTGATGAAGAGGAAAAAAATGTGCTTATGGAGCTGGCAAAACGGGAAGAGAATGCAGTCTTTATAAGAAATGCTGTAATGGAAAGCAATCCGGGATTGTCAGAAATGCTGTTTATTTCATTGACAACAGGGATTGGGTATGATGCCATGGGACACAGCAGATATATTCCTATAAAAAGAGATGATTTTTACGCATATCGGCGCAGGGCACTGTATATTTTCAAACTATTACTGAAAGATCAGGGGAATAGAATGGGAACGAACTGCTTTGCTGCGATATCGCAATAGGGCAGAAAAATTGGTTTACCCTTGAATGGACCAGAAAGATGTGGTATAGTAAAGATGTAAAAAGGGAAAGCCAGAAGCACACGGCCTACCCGAATAGTTTAGCGACTATATAACATAAGCCGTCACTATTGGCAGTAGTGGCGGCTATTTTCTACCCTTAAAGATTGTGTAACACAGTTCTACAAGGGATACAATGAAGATACCTATCTGGATCAGATCCGAATATGTAACATACATTGGCAAGCCCTCCTTTCTTTCGTCTGGAGGGTTAGCCCCTCCGAAAAATGGGAGGGTAGGCCGCCTTTATGTGCTCTGACTTTCCTTGTGGACAGTATAGCACAAAGGCTGAGGCAATACAATAATTTATTATGTAAGGTCACAGAAGGGCAGGAAAGAGCCTTTCTGTGAGCCAGAGGACCATCACAAAAGTATGAGAACCTTCCTCTGATCAAACCAGAGGACACAGAGACAACTTCATAAAACTTCATTTTGCAAAAGAGCCAGGGAGGCTCATGCTTCCCCGGCCTTTATACTACTATCCGCTGTCTTTTGGCTGTCCGTGTGATGTTTTGCCCTCTGCAATGGCCCTTAAACCCTTACAGAATCAGGCTTTTTCGGCTCTTTTTCCGTGTGATATTTCGTGTGATACTTACCCGGAAAACAGGGGTTTTTTATTACTTTCTGGCTTCCTGTCCTTACCCCATCAAACCACGAAAAAACCGCCTAAACCCTGGCTTTCCCAGCATTTACGCGGTTTTAAAAAAGTGGAGCTGAGGGGAATCGAACCCCTGTCCGAAAACCA